AGATGTATTACGCAGACTATTACCCTATTATGAAAATGATATTCTATATAAAATAACAGATGAAAACATGTTTCCACTTATTGTTACACATAAACACTCCGCGCGAGTTTTGATGAAACATGTACTTAATATTAGCAACGAAGACTTCGAAGATTATGAATTACCATCAAAAAATATTATTTTAGTCAATCTATGCGCTGATTATACATATCTATCACATGAAAATATTCCTTATTGATTTATTATTATATTGTTATTATAAATTAAATTATGATTATTTTGTAATAAACACTATTATTTAATATAATATATGTCAAACTATTGGGATAGTAAATTTTTAAAACATTTACAAATAAGTAATGTAAAAATAATTTTTGAAGTTGGTGCAAGATATGGGTGTGAAACAATACAATTAAAAAGGGTTTTTTCAAAAAGTATTATTCATTCTTTTGAATGTAATCCAAAAACAATAGATACATGTAAAATGAATTTATCAGCAAGTGATGATATAATTTTTAATGATTTTGGATTAGGTTTAAAAGAAGAAAAACAACCATTTTATTCATATATTAATGACAATGATGGTGCTTCATCATTATTAAAAAGAATAGATTTTGATAGAACACAGATTCAAACAGGTATTATTAAAATTAAAACCTTAGAAAATTATGTTAAGAATAATAATATTCAAAGCATAAATCTTCTATGTATGGATGTTCAAGGATATGAATTAAATGTATTAAAAGGAGCAGGAAATTTTATCAAAAATATTAATTACATTATTATGGAGGAACCTAAACCAATTATTAACGAAAACTATTTACCAAGTGGAATACATTCTAAATATATAAATGCTCCTACCTCACAAGAAATAAAAGCATTTATGACAGAATGTGGTTTTGTAGAAGTTGAAAGGATAGAGGAAAATAAAATTGAGGATAATGTAATGTATAAAAATATAATTACAAGTTTATAAAATACAGTTCTATGTTATAGGGAGTAATTCATATATTTCCCAGTTTATATCATAATATTTACTCATTGGTCTATTACAATGGTAATCAGTATAATTACCTTCAATTATATTTTTTCTTATATTAACATTCCGAATTTTAAAATTATTACGGTCTAATCTCTTAAATTTTGTTTGTATTTCATTGAGACGAATAAAATTATTAGTTTTATTATTCCATTCAAATACTTTATTATATAAAGTAAGTTGATCAATATTCCAGCCAGTATTTGCATGTCCTTCTTTTATAATATTTTTATCACTTACATTTTTAATATAACTTCTAATTTCGTCTAATGAATTAATTTTAAAAATATCTTTCCATATTTGAGGAGTAGCTACATTATAACACATGGCTATTTCTTTGAATTCCAATATACAAATATTATCACGATAATAAATAAATTTATTATTATCATATTCCATTATATTTTTAGTATAATAATTTCTATTCATAGGTATCATATCCATATCAGTTATTAAAACTCCATTTTCATAGTTAAGAATACAAGGATATAATAATCTAATAAATTGTGATGTAAAACTTGTTAATACATTCTCAATTGGTTTAAATAATATTATATTGTTTTTGTATAATAATAAATCATCAGGAATATTTGTTGATATTAATACAATCTTAACATCTACATTTGGATATAACTTATTCCACGTTTTAATAAAGATGGGAACAAAATCTAAATACATTCTATTTTCATTTACACTTGTTAATACACAATCTAATTTCATTATATATATATTTGTTTTGTTTTATTTTTATTTTTAAACGTAAAAATGTATAATCAAATACATCATCTAATAATGACGTATTTGATTATCTATATTATTTTTTACTTCGCGTTGCCCAAAATGGATATTTTAAAGATTCAACAGAACCATATGGTATAACATGCGATTCATCACAATCTATAACAACAGAACCCGTTTTTTTTAAATATACACTTATTAAACTTTGTTCATGACGGTTATCTTTAAAATCTTTATTTTGATTATTTGAATTATAATAATCTGTTATTAACTTTGGATTACGATCTATTATTTTTTGAATGTTGTTTATATAATTTATTACATATTCATTTTTTTTTAAAATAAATACACCCCCGAGATATTGACCACTATTCGCAATATCACCATTTATATTCACATCAAACTCCTTAAATATTTCGTTGGTTGTCCACACTCGTTCTTTACATAAATCCCCTATATTATGTTTACCAGACATTTGAAAATTTAATATACTATAATTACTATTTTCTAATAATTTTATATAGTCATTAAATCTTTCCTTTCCTTTGTTGTTTAATTTACAACCCGCATCTAAATAAACTAAATAATCTTCATTACTTAAATTATTTAGTGCTTGTTTTATTATTTTTGGCCGCCATATCCAATAACCTCCGCCTCTACGCATATTCAGCATATCTTTGTTTTTTTCTATAAAATCATCTGGTAAATCTTCTGGTCCATACCCCTTTACTGTATCAAACTCACCAAATTCGACTGCTTCTTTTAATATTCTTTTCTTCGCATCTTTAAAAACATCATTTGCGTAAGTAATAAAATGTATTTTGGGTTTATTTTTTAAATTTACCTTATCTTTTATTTTATTAATCCAATAATTCAAACTTAGTTTATCTTTATTTTTATTTTTATTCTTTATTATTTCATATTGTTCATTCAAATACTCTTCTGTTATTTCATCCCAATTATTTACTACTAATACCGGCAAATCTTCATATAATTCGTTTAAAGTTGAAGATATAACGATTGGTATACAACCCATATACATTGCTTCCCACGTACGATGACAATCAACTCCTTCACCAGGTGGTGATAAAATGAACTTATAATTACTCCATATACTATAACATTCTGGATTAACAACATCTATTTTTATTCGTCCTTCTATGTTTGATTTTTCAAAGTAGGTTCTTTTATTTTCAATTTGTTCTATTTGTGTACAAAAATCCCATTTTTTTACTTTATCATATAATTCTTTCCTCATTTTATTCGTATGCAAACTACAATTCATGCATAATAATTTTTTATCATTTTCTTCTATATTTACTCTATTTTTCAACCAATTAGATAATTCTTCGAAATGTCTATAATGATTTATTCCTATCGGTAAACATGAAAGTTTCTTATGTTCAAATGGTTTATTCCACGTAAAACAATGACTTATTTTTTCATTTTCCAACCATTCATTTTTTAAAATAACATTGTCGGATTCCATTATAATTAATACAATTGGTCTTCTTATTAGTTTAATATGGTGATTAAAAAAATCATCTATTATTTTTTGGTACCCCGTTATACAAAAAAATGGCGCATAATCTAAACCATCTATATTTTTTTTTATTATATTTATTGTTTTTCTTGTTAAACATAATCCTCCAACAGAATCAACCCAATCAATTATTCTATTTTCAGATATCATACAATAATTAATATTCTAACTTTAAATTTTTATAATTACTATTGATTATTTCTTCATTTATTACTTTATTATATACATTTTCATTATTTAAAATAGTTATTTTCTTTTCTATGTTTTCATCATACTTAATATATGATTTGGGATTTATATATTTATTTATATCAGGAGCACCATCATATATCGGTATGCTTTTTGATAAAAATACATTAAATATCTTTTCTGTTATGTATCCATCGCTATGACTATTCTCAAATGCCATTACAAATTTATACTGATTGTATATATGTATTAATTCACTTCCGTGATAACACGTTTTATTATTTAGTTGTGGATACATTGATATATGATCTATTTTACCATGTTTTTCCAATTTCTTAATTAAATCTATTTTATTTTTGTTATGCCAGTTTTTACTTGTTATTAATAAAAATTTCTTCTTTTCAAATGGTATATTATTTGTTAGTATTGGTATCATATTATTAAAATAATTTATTCTACACAAAATAACTGGTATTATTTTCATATTTCTTACATACTTTATTTCACTTTCATCATTTGATATGTAAATATTTGTACTTTTACAACCATACCTACCAAATTTATTCATATGTTTATAATGACCCCAATGAGAAAAATTTTCTATACTTAAAAATATATTCAACTCATTCGAACGTAATATGTTCTCATCTTCTAATTGAACACTATAAAAACAAATATCAGCACTCTCATTTTCTTCAACTAACTCATATTCTCCTTCCGGTAGAAACATTTTTATAAATTGTTCATATGGTTGATGAAAATATTCTGTTATTTCTTTCTCCACGAACATACTAGATGATTTTATAAATCTTATTTTTTTCATTTTTAATTATTTAAATTTAATTGTTTAAATAATTATTTTATAAATAATACTTATTACCAATAACAACTATCTTCTACCTTTTCAAAACTTCTTGGTCGTTCTAGTTGACCTGGACGAGTCCAGTTATTATTTAAGTGCATATTCAATATATCTTTCCTTTCGCGCATCCATCTTTTTCCATATATTCCAAAATACATCTGTAATACTCCACCAATATATATAGCCGACCGATTCATATCATACAATAATGAACATACCAAATTACCATACCCACCACAACTTACTAACGCTACGTCAAACGTATCCTTTATTTTTTCTAGTTCTATCTTGAATTTATCTAGTTCAATATTGAATTCTTCACTTGGTTCATCGCCCTGTGTTTGGGGAGGTTTTATGAAAACAAACTCACACTCTGGAAACAAATCCACGCCATATATTTCTTTTCTATTATCTATTTTCAACTTTATACTATCTATAAAAGGCGAGATGATTAATAACCTTTTGCCCCGCAACGCATGCGTCCACGGATTATGTAAATAATGATAAATATCAAAACTAAATGCCCATATTTTGTCTTTATTGTAAGTCGTTGTTATATAATCATGCGAATCACTTATATATTTATATACATCTCCCCAACTTTCCCAAACCGCATACATTTCACATTTCTTAAAAGCATCTAAATATTTATTTGAATAATCGTGGAGCGATTCCATTGATGTTATTTTTATTCCCGCATTATTTTTCATTACATTTAACCGCAATAATTTATCTATATTGTTTTTCAACTTACCTGACCTTATTAACTTTGAATAATAAGCATTGTTATTTTCTACTCCCGCTATTCTGGGGATTATAAAATGTTCATCCCTTTTTATTTTATTTGATATATAATCTTTTAATCGACAATTATCTCCTGAAAAATTACAATATGATAGATTGTTTGTTGTTTTTAATATACTTTTTGTGTTTTTTCCCATAAAAGGCATTGTTTTTTCATAATCAAATTGTGCTGGTATTAATAAACCATATGGTGATTGAATTCTATCTTTTATTGTATAATTACGAAATGACTCACAGTGATAATGGTATGTTCGTAAATGTTTAGGATCATTATATATATTATATCCACAGATTTTCAATAAATAAATTATCTTATTATCACAACCGGGCGTACCAAAGAAAAAATCAAATGTTTTTATTTCTTTTTTTTCTATCAAATTGTTCGAATGGAATATCCAAGTATCCATACTATCACACCTAGCATCAAAATCATATTTTTGGATTAAATTTTGAGTAAACAACGCAAACGGGTTTTGTCTTTCAAACTCTTTTTTATAGAAATCTTTACTTCCAAATAATGAACAATCATTTAAATTTGGTTCGTTTCTATACTCGTATCTTAAAAGAGTATAACATGTTCGTTTTAATCTTAAATTACTATTTTGTATTTTTTCTATTGTTTCATCTAAAAATATATCACTGTTTATAATAACAACATAACCTTCTATTTTATTATTTGATACATAATTAAATATATCTGAAAATTTGATTCTTCGTTCTATATTTTCTTGAACTATTTTTGATGACTCTATTCCCAGCTCTTCATTTGTATATATTCTCTCATTCAATAAGTATATTTTATTTATATGCTCATTTAATACATTGCGTTTTAAACATTCGCGAATTTCATTTAAACGGGCTTCATTCTTCGGCATAAAAAACTGGGTAAACACATTTATTTGCTCCTGTTTTTCTTTTTCATGAAATGATGACCGTTTTGATATTTCATAAAAACAAAACATTTATATTATTTACTCTATTACATTTAAATAGTTAAATTATTTTTTCTTTATTATTTAATGGATTATTTGTTAAGTATAAAAACATTTGATAAACAAGTTATTGCCGATAAATATCAATATAGTCATGTAAATACTCCATTTTATATTATTGAAGAAATGCTTGATTTACTACCTGTTGAAATGTTTTTTAATAAACATTACAAATGGTTAGACCCCGGTTGCGGATATGGGTATTTTAGCATTGTTTTATACCAGCGTCTATTTAAATGTATTCGACCCTTTTTTATTACAAATATTGATACTCATAACCATATTGTTGAAAACATGCTGTATATGGTTGATATTAATCCAGTTATGGTTGAATATGTTAAAAAACTTTTTGGAGAAAACGCAAATGTTATGTGTAATGATTTTGTTTCATGGAATACAGATTTGAAATTTGATTTTATTATCGGTAATCCACCATATGTCATTGGAACAAAGAAAGTTCCAACAAATAATACTCTTGTTAAAAAAAATGACGGCATTACTATTTGGCATCAATTTATTAAAAAATCAAATCGCATTTTACATACAGATGGGTATTTATCTTTTATTGTTCCCTGCTTATGGATGCGAAAAGATAAGGCCAATATGTATCATTACATGAATACCTATAAAATTCATTATATAAAATGTTTTAATAATACCGAATCCAATAAAATTTTTAGCCAACAATGCCAAACACCTACTTCTATATTTGTACTTCAAAATAAAATATGCAATCTTGAACAAAAACATGTTCATATATACGACCAACCAACCAGCTCGTATATTATATACAAATACTCATTCGGCGAACCCATACCAATGTTCGCAGCATCTATTATTCAAGAACTTCAATATTACGTTAATAAATATGGTTCACTCGCAAAATACGTCTCAAAAACAAATCTTCCATCTTCTAAGATTAAAATACAAAAGGAAGAAAATGAGATATTCAAATTTAAAAATATTAAAACATGCCTACTTGATAAAACACAACCCTATTTAGTTTATGAATATTCTGATAAACCTCTCCCATTCTATGATTGTCAAAAACTTGTGTTGGCGCACAAAATGTATGGATTCTCATATTTCGATAAAAATGGCGAATTTGGAATAAGCACAAGAGATAATTATATTATTAGTGGATTGAGTGAAAAAGAATTATTTATTTTAAATGAGTTCTTTAACAAAAAATCAACTATATTTCTTTTTGAATGCTGTCGTTATCGTATGAAATGTATTGAAAAATGTTTATTTGAATTAATTCCAAATATTTTAAATATGGATGATTTAAATTTTTCTCTAGACTTTTTATTTTTTGAAAGTAAACAGAAAATGAAATATATTAATGGATTTAATAAAAAATACAATCAAATATGAAATAAGTTTCATTTTAAAAAAATTGAGAGAAGAGAGAAAAAATAAATTAAATTAATTAAGATTAATCAATATGAAATACATTGGTGTAACGCGTTTTAGCAATGAAACATTTGATGAGTATTATACATTCATTAATAATACCAGGATGCAAACATGCGATTCCGTCATAAATTGTCCAGTTAAAATTAATGATAAAGTCATATTGGATTCATTTATATATGTTTTAGAAATGAATAATACTGAAAATAAAATAATGGGCATAACATGTATCAAAAATAGACAATATAAAAATCAAAAAATAAACGTATATAAACATTTACCATATAATCGCTATTCTTATTTAGGTGTAAAAAGAATAGATAGAAACGAGTTTGACCAAAAAACAAATCAAATAATTAACTTCTTTGAATTCATATGTTTTAAAGGCAAAAAACATTTGAAAAGAGGCCAAGGTATTCAAATAATATCCGACCAAGTTATTAAAAAAACAAACAAAATTATTAATTTAATTGAATATTTTAATGATATATTTAATAAACGCGAAACAAAATAAAATTAAATTATATTATATATTAATGGATCTAAATGTTAATAATTACCAAAAACATGAATTAATTGAGATTTTAGAATTAGAAGAACCGACTCATGAAAATATTGAAAAAAAAACGAATATTTACATCGAGCAATTTAGTAAGGAAAATAATATTGATTACGCTCAATTTTTTATTGATGTCAAAAAGAAGTTATTAGACGAATATAGCTCATCAAGTGATTCTGATGATTCATCCCATGACGAAAATGAAATTCAATATGAAAATTTACAACAACCCGATACGTTAGATAGAACTAATAATACTATTATTATTAACAATGACCATAGCACTATTGAAAAAAAAGAGTTGGATATTGGAGAAACTACGCGCATTCCCATTAAACAAGGAATTTTAAATCCCAATCTTAAAAATGTAATTAATAAAATATTGAATATTGACAGCTTTTATCGCCAAAATTCTATTGAACCTAATTTTATTAAACAAACCACAAATTTTACAGTTGACTTAACCGAACCTTTACACAACGCACTCAGGATCGCGGTAAATAGTGTTCAAATACCATTTACGTGGTATAACTTTGACTCCGCATATGGTACTAATTATTTGTTTATTGGCGATAAAAAATTTATACTTAAATCCGGATTCTATAAAGATGTAAATACACTATTACAAGAATTAAACACTACAGTTAACACCACAACCCTACTTTTTTATTATGACAATATCTCACAAAAAATATACATGAAGAGTACCGGATCGACCGTCTCTGTACGGTTTTACGATAAAAATACACTCAACTCTGGACATATTAATCATAACTTGGGATGGCTATTGGGATTTAGAAGAATGGAAATTACAGTCGAAACAGATGATATTTATGCCGATTGTGTTCCAGACATTTATGGGACAAAATATATATTACTGTTAATTAATGACTTCAACCAAAATCATTTGAATAACACGGTCGTTAACTCTATTGATAGTGGTGAAACAAAACTTAAACGCCCTACTTATTTTAACCGCGATTTAAGTTATAATATTTCGGATGATGGACTCTTTCAATTACAACCCGACCAAGACAATAATATTACACAAAGCCAGCTTTACGCATTTAATCAAATTAATGAAAATTTGTTTAATAATAATTCTTTTGAAAAGTTAGGAGGTATTGTCGCTACTGATATTATTGGACTTATCCCGATTAAACACTCGGGGTTTGAGTACGGAGACGTTTATGTTGAATCGGGTGGCGCATTTCAAAATAACGAAAGAAATTACTTTGGACCCGTAAATATTTCAAGGGTTGCTGTCAAACTTATTGATGATAAAGGAAATACACTTAATTTAAACGGCAGTGATTGGTCATTCAGCTTATCGTGTGATTTACTATATCAATACTAATTTATCTTTATTTAGCACTATGATTATTTATGCTTAACATTATATTTAATATTATATTTAATATTATATCGAATTTAATTTATACTATTAAATAAAATAAAACAGACCCTCGTCGTCGTTTTTTAATGTTTCCTTTTTGATATAATTTGAGACGATTGGACATTTGGAATATACATATTTATATCCCCCCTCTTCTACATCTTCTGTTTGTTTTGTTAATGTTTTTGAACATTCTATTTGTACTATTTCGTCAGCACAATTATTTGATACAATATTTGAACCATACATCCACCATTCGTTATCTATATTCTTCATATATTTTTCGGTTGATATATTTAGTCTTTCACTCTCTACTGTTCTCATTTTATCATCCACCGAATCTATTAATTCCATATAATTTCGTATCTTTTCCCTTTCATTAAATATACCCAATGACATTTGATGTTGCATCAACTTTGAATGCCTCAGTATATAACGTTTTTTACAATTTTGAAAAATATAGAATCCCATACTATACGCATCCTCGGCAATACATGATATATTATATTTTACTATTTCATCTGCTATTTTTAATCCATCAAATACCGAACCACCATGTGTATTTAAATATACTAAAATATCGGTTTTGTTCTCTTCTAGATTCAGTTTATATATAAAATCACTTGACGTTTTTTCATTTATTTCTCCACGAATAATTATATTGTTTGTTGTATTTAATTTGATTACTTTTTGTCCTTGAACACATAACCCAATATTTATTAATAATAATAACCACAACATTATTATTAGTATTAATATCATTTTAATATATTTTTTTCTGTAAAAAATAAGATATTTATTATATATGAATGAACAATCACCCGGAGCAACTGGACAAAATGTTAAATTAGTTAGAACAGCAAATGCTATTATTATTCAACGTATCGTTTTTATGTTAGATCTTTTCAGTAGATATATGACGAACATATTTAAATTCTTTCGACGTGGACAGATTACAGAATTAAGAGCACTCGGGGATTCACTTGAACGTACTATTTCATTTGTAAATCAAGAAGTCCAAAAGAAAATTCGAGCAAATACGTCTTTATTAGCACAAGCAAAAGAAGTAGGCGACCTCATTGTTGGTATTATTTCGGCGATTAGAGTAATGATGCAACTCGATGAAAATATTGAAACTGCTGAAAATAATCAAACTGTTATTACTGACCAATTTACTGAATTACAATCTATATTAAATGACCGCACAAAACTTATCGATTATTTATATCAACAAAATAAAAGATATACATTGTTTCCTAGCTTGGAAATATCTTCCTCGGCAGCCTTACTTAAACCTGAATATGAAATTTATATCGCAAAATACGGCTACCCAGAAACAGGGGTATTTGAAACACAGCGCCTAAGTGATATAAGATCCGCACTATTAACGGATACAATCAATACTACAACCGCTACTGAAAATGTTGATTTCGGGGATGACATAATTACCTAACTTGTACAAACTCTAAAATAAATGAAAAATCACTTCCATTTAAATCCATCAATACACCATACTTATTTAATAATTTTATGTGCATTTTTTCGATATTTACGGGACCATAATAATCTCGTTGACGAAAAATATTATCTCCCGCATCTAAATTTATATAGAAAGAACCATATTTAATCGTTATACGACCTAATATGTTTTTTATCAAATATGAACGACTATTATATCCCGTAATTACATTTTCTTTACTGTTTCCAACAAAATCATCTATTGATAAATATACATAATTTAATTTATTCGCACCAAAAATACCCTCCGACTCTACCACGCCATAAAATGTTTCTGCCCATTTTACTAATGTATTTTGGTTTGATATACTATTATATATTTGTTTTCGAAACCCAAACGTCCAACCACATGTTTCATATTCTGGACGATCCGCGCATAACGGTTTTTGATGGTCAAAATAAATAGCATAACTTAGATCAAACGGCACATTTTCATATAGAATTCCACTCGCATCACGCACAGCATCCCCCTCTAACTCCAATGTTGATTTGAATCTAAATCGGGTTTTACTCGAAAAATCGTCTATCTCAAATTCTAAAAATCTTAAATCACCTGGACTACCATCATTATTTAAGGTATTTACAAAAAAGTTATTCATCAATGTTTCAATATCTACATTACCATAATTACCCTCTGATAATTCTATTTGAAAAGTATTTCGCTGTCTTGATTCTTCTTTATAACCAAAGTTGGTTTGAATACCACCAGCATCCGTAATATCAACCCGGGGATTATAGGTTTCTATTGTAAATATATTATTTACTCCTTTATTGAATGTATACCACGTATTTGGTAATTCAATTGCTACTAATTTCATACTCATTACATCACGAATTGTTTGAGGCAACTTAAAAATATAATCGGACGAATTTGTATTCCTGTAATCATCTCTAAAAAGACTATCCACATTCATTGATAATATGTGGTCGCGCTTATTTATATTTTCTAATTCACGTTTTGTATATTGGTCCTTGTTTACAATGTTATACATATTTAATACGAATATTTAAATATGTATTATTTTACAAAATTAATTTTCATTTATTGTATTGATTGGTCTTGTCATAAAGTATGAATTTGCTACGTTGTCGAGTATTTCTGACCCATCCGGCGCATATAATGTTGGATAAATATTTTCCAAATTTTGACTCGCTGATGTCGCTTGAAGTGTAATCTTATATTTACGGTCTGGTACTGGTGCAACATTTGTAACTAAATGCTGATTTGGATGCGATTTCACTATTAACTCAAATACAAACTGATCTCCGTCCACAATTGGCACAGGTTGGTCATCATATGTATTCTTGAAACTATAATCGGAACTTGTTACTCCATTTACTGTTAATTTTGTACCTATTTCAAACCTGTTTCTGTGAATTGGATTCAACATCATTTGATTTATTATATGTCTTGATAAATTTGTTGCGTTTGTATTCGATTCGCGCAATGGTTCACTTCGAGTTCCTGAATTATTAAATACACTTATTATATTTTCATAATGTAATTCAAAACCAGATTTACCCAGATTCGATAAAAGAACATTCTCATTATTAAATAAATCTACCCCCTTTACTGTTCCAGTTAGTTTATAAGCTAGATATTTAATATAATCAACGCGTAATAGATTCTGCCCCGAACCATCTTGAATAGTAATATCATTCAAGTTTTGAGTTGAGGTCACCTTCGCATTTAATAAATTCAATATTTTTGTATAATCTGGATTAGTACTATCCGTCGATAAAACATCGGCTATATCTACGAAATACCCTGTATCGTTTTCTAATGTATCTCCAACAAATCCATTTGTTTTAAACCGGAACATGTTTCTTAATACAATTGTATTTATATATAGTATTGCCTCTGCGTCTGGGTTCAATATATCATTAAACGCGTCTTGATTTACAAATCCTTGGACTGCTTGTATTTGACTATCAAATGCGCGAATTGAGAACACACCCGAGGTATGATGTATTTCTGGCTCCGGTTCTGGTTCAGGCTCTGGTTCCGGCTCTGGTTCACCTTCTGGTTCCGGCTCTGGTTCCGGCTCTGGTTGTGGCTCTGGCTCTGGTTCGGGCTCTGGCTGTGGCTCCGGCTCTGGTTCC